CCATTTGTCCGCTATGGGTTGCATGCGTAAATACGCTCCCCTGGGCAAAGAGCCTGGAGTACCAAATCCTTGGATAACGTCCGGTCTAAACAGGACTGATGAAGGTGAACTGTTTCGGTACAAGGAAGACTTGTTCGTCCGCGTCCACGGAAAGCGGGCCGTTAAAATCGGCCTCGACTGCAGTGGGTGGGATGCTCATATACGGCGGATCATTCGCGAATGCGAGAACGAGATGATCTCCAGGTGCTTTCCTGGGTATGACACAAACAGTGTCACGCGCCACTCCCTTGATATCCGACTCGTCTGTTCGTGCTTGTCGATGCAAATATCTGCGATGCGAATTACTGGGGCCATGGACACCGGTCTCTTTAACAAGCTGACCATGATAGCTTTTACGCTCGTTGCGTTTAAGTTACTTGGCATTGATAGGTTCGATTTGGCGAACAAAGGTGATGACGAAATCGTGTTCATTCACCCGGACGACTATGATGTTGTGGTCGCCGAATTTCCTAAAATTTTCCTCCGTCTCGGTCAGGAGTTGAAATTGGAAACGCTGTCTCAGGACATCTTTGAGATAGAATATTGTCAGAACCGCCTTGTCAGGGTACTGAATCGACAAGGTGAGGAGGTTTGGACATGGGTGGCGGACCCTCGCAAGATCTTCGCGATTTTGGGGAGTCACATACACTGCAGGACGCCAGAGTCATCAGCTGCGTACTTCGGTGATGTTATGTATGCATATTCAATTATGTATCCATTCGTTCCGCTCTTTAGGTCACTGTCAACACAACGGGTCTTAGGCGCTAACCGACGCCGACGAGTGTTGATGGGCTTGTCACAGCAGGTGGTCAAAACACGGGTTGGAGAGTACTCACAATCGCAGCACACGCTAGCAGATTATTCCCTCGCATTTGACATACCAGTTGGCTTGCTTGAAGCAACGGCGCCTCAGGAGTGCCTCCAAGTACAGCTACGCAAGTGGTTCCTAGATCCAAATCCTGAC